TAAAAAATTAAATATCAAAGCTAAATGGATTGTGAAAAGTTTTGAAAGTGAATGTGTAAGTAATTTATTTTCAAAAAATGGAAAGAACAGATACTTTGCATATAACAAACTTATAGACCAGTTTGGCTATACCAAAGAACAAATAGTTGATCTTATGGAAGAACTTAAGCAATGAGATATATACTTGATGTCTCAGGGCATGATCTAAAACTTATCAGAGCATCTATTGTTAATTTTCAAAGATCATTAGAGCTATCAGATCAGGCAGAATTTGATATCTTGATTGATGATCTTGATGAATGTTTTTTTAAATTATCAAAGATGAAAAAAGAACAACTTAACAATAAGATAAAAAGAAAATGGGGTGGTAAAAAATGAAATGTTTTTACAGAGAACTTGATAGAAGAAAAAAATATTTAATCACAAGATTACAGAATGAAGTAGCTGCTCTTGGAGATAGTTGGTTTAGACACGAGATAACAGATCAACAATACAATATAAGGATTCAAGAATTAGATAAACGTATAGCAGATTTACAGGGATGACAAATCCAAAGAAGCGTAAAGGAGATAAAGCTGAAAGAGAAGCAGCAGAACTTTTAACAGAAGTTACTGGTTTTGATTGTCAAAGAAATCTGTCAGCAGGGATTCCTGGAGATGTTGGAGATATTCATGGAGTACCAAACTGTGTAATACAGGTAGCTGATTGGAAAGATAAATCACAAGCCTGTCTTGTTAAGCCTAGAGAAGTTGAAGTGCAGAGAGAAAATGCAGGAGTGGACTTTGTTGCAAGTATGGTCAGGTTCAGAGGAGGAGAATGGCGAATGGTGTTGACACCAGAACAATTCAACACTTTGTTACAGGCAGCATTGCAATAAACTTGCAGTAAACATTATATAAGGTATATAATTTAATAGTTTAGTACATTAAACTAATGACCACAGAAAAGCCTAAATCTCTAACAGATGCTCTCAGGTTATTTCAAATGAAAGTTAAAGCTGCTCCTAAAAGTGGCTTTACTAAATTTCCAAATCCTAGAGAGTATTCAAAGTTAGAAGATGTTTTACAAATTGTGCAATATGCACATGAACTTGGTATCTCTCATACTCAAACTGGTAAATACATCATTACTGAACAAGGAGAAGTTATTGATTTATTAATAACAACTTTGTATTTTGGTGATGAAAAACTTGAAAGTATTGATAGATTACCACCACTTCCTACTGGTAAAAACACTAGCCAGGAAGATGGTATCAGAAGAACTTACCTTAAAAAATATGCACTATCAGCTATTTATGGTATAGGTTCTGATGATGACGATGATGCTAATTCATTGACACCTGCACCAGAAAAGCAGAAAGGTACTGATAGGACACCTACAAAAGCCAAGCAAAAACTTGAGCCTGTATCAAAGCAAGCCGAATCAAATCCCCCAATCACTACTGAAGCTAGAACTGTTATCACAGATCAACTTAAGGAGTTAATGAAAACTGATCCTGATAAAGCAAAAGAAATTGCAGCTTCTTTTATCAAGGAGTTTAAAGTTCCAAAACTTACAGGATTCATTACAGAAGCTAGACATGGAGAGTTTCTAAGTCATGCTATATCAAAGATAGCTGATAACTAATGACATCAGAAGAAGCTGAGTTCTCTGGTCAAGAGATTATGAGACAACTTGAACAAAGACGGGCAGATCAGCGTAAAGATTGGAACAGAAACGTATTTGGGGTGCGTACCAATGATGATCTTGCTTCTTTAATCAGAGAGCATTGTAAGTCGAACAATCTCTCTATAAATTCATTTCTAAACAATTTACTAAAAGATTTTTTTAATTATGGCTGACTTTAATCCAGCACTCTCTCTACCTATCAAATGGTCAATAGGAGAAGATAGATTCAATGATGATGATGAAGCAAAAGTGTTGACTCTCACAATACCAGTTGCATCTCTTGACCAATTCATAGATCATTTAAAAGCACTAAGTTACACCAAACAAAAACAGGGCGAAGTTTATGATTTTAAAAAGAAAGAGAAAGTTAAAACTCAATGTATATACGTCAACGCTAAAGGCTTGGATGGACAGTACGGATTATTTGGTAACATTAATCCACAAAAGATAGAAGATGCACCAACAACAGATGAACTACCTTTCTAAAAGAAAAGATGAATATTTGATTAGAGATCCTAACTTGAATATTCATTTTAAAATAAAAAATGGTGTACGCTACTGGCTTACACCACCTCCTTCAAGTTATCAAAAATGAGTAACTCAAGAGCTTCTATTGCTAAATTACGCAAATTAAAACAAATAAGACGTAAAAATTTAGAGAGCAATTTTTTAGAGATCCAAATGAAGGGAATGGATCATTATGTTTTTATAAAAGATAATGGCAAAGCCCAAGTTGTTTATCAAGAAGGTCGTTGGGTTACAGAACATATAAGAACTGCAATTCTTAAATTTAATTATGAAATAGATAAAATTGATAAATTATTAATAAAAGATTTTACTGACGAAGAGATTAAGGAATATGAAAAAACTTCTTAACAGGATTAGTTTTCTTTTCTTTTCTAATTTCTTTTAGAACAGCAGCAGCTTCTAATTCAATCAATCTATTTAACATAGAAGCCAAAAATACATCTTGTTCTAGTTTATGCCTGACCAAATGAGTGCAATACCTTTTGATATCAATTACATCATCACTTGCCATAATTTCTCTACAACGCATTTCAACATCTAACTTCATTTCTAAAGGTGCTGGCTCAATGTCGATATTGAGAAATTTAGTTATTTTCATGTTGTAGGAAAAAGTTGTTGTTCTAAAATTTCAACTGCTTTATCATCAAGTGTATTTGTTGTTTGTTTTGCGATTGATTTTAATAAATCTATGACCAATCTCTTAACAGCAGTTGTTGTTAAAAAGGTCATCAAAATTGGTTTTAGTATCTTATACATAAAATAAATATGTGTTACTTTCCAAACATAGCTAAAATGCTAGTATTAGACAAGAATCTTAATTTTCATGGCTGAAGAGAAAGAAGAAAAAGAAGGTATTGAGTGGGGTGAACTGTTTGGTCACGCTATCCGATTTCTGATTTTGACCTGGAGTTTATCAATGATGACTCTTGGATACATGGGTCGAGTAAGAATTGATGGAGCGTTCACGGCTGGCTTGGTTTCGGGGGTGCTAGGTAGTTATGGGATCTCAGTAGGAAACAAGAAAAGTGGCACAAATAACAGTAATAGCCCTAAAATAGTAGATAATAAAAACAACAAAGTAGGTATCAAATGAAAAAACTATTTGCTTTACTTTTATTTTTACCATCGGCTGCTTTTGCTGATATAAAACAGGAGTTTGTTACTTCAGCACAGATAACAGTTGATATGCCTTATGTTGTGACCAACAAGGTAGGAACTACATATTCACTAAGCGGAAATAATATTACACCATCTGTAACTGTAGGAGATACCACAACATCAGGGAAAATAGGTGGAATCAATATTGGTTCTTTAACTGATGGCGTTCCAGCGATGATACAAACAGATACTACAGTAACCACTAGCGGTTCAGCGTTCTCAAAGACAGAATCGGTAATTATGGGAGATGCTACACCATCTACTGTAACTCCTAGTTCGGGGATTGCAGCATTACCAGTATTAGGTGGTCAGACTACTATTGGATCAGGCGGTACTGCTGGCACTCTTGCTTTAACGTCATTGAGTTCTGGAGTCCATACCTGTACCGCAGGTGGATCGGGTACATCTTGCATAGGATCTACTAAAGTTACTATTACGATTGACTAGACTTTGGCTCATAGTTTTATTAGCATTACCATATAGGACATTAGCAGTTCCTGTTGTACCTCAATTTCGTTCGGGTACATCTCAGACTTCAAGCACTTCTGAATCGGTAATTAATGAAACTATTACAAGTCATCAATACAGAACTGGCTATAGCTATTCAGCAAGTGGTCATAATATTGAATCCTCAGACCTCAACGGATATATCAACCCTACAGCTACACAACTTACAGAACAGACAGTTGGAGGGGTAAATTTTAGTTGGACTTCGCCAAACTTAGATGCTGTACCAAGATGGAAAATAACAAATGGTGGAGCAGCCTTCTCTCTACAGGAAACTCTAATAACTCCAGGATTAGACACAGTAACCACAATAACAAGAACAATAAATACAACAACCACAACAGAAACTACAACTACATTTGGTCAATAGTTTTATTACTTTGTCCTACAAAAGTTTTTGCTAATACAACAGTTGCAAGTCCTAGTTCTAATGCTCAAGGTGTTGTCAACAATAACGCTACCATGATAACCCCATCAGCCATGCCATCTTTCCGTATGAGTCAGGGGATTGTTTGTGCATCCCCTAGCTTAACGATCACTCCTTATGTAACAGATGCTTGGTCATTTAATAGACCAATAGAACAAGTCACTAGGCAAAATATATATGACGAAAATACTGGAGAGATAAAATATGTTCAAGAGACTCCTAGATTTGAAAAAGATAATTACAATTTGAACTATGGTATCTCTGCTCAGATAAATATTCCACTAGGAAAATCTCC